CATCTTCCATCATGCTCCAATCGGGGCGGGCGTGGCGGTTTCAAGCGACGAATGGCCATGTTTTGCGACCACGGATCGAGTTGAGTATGTGGAGTTCTGGAGAGATGGTGCTTGCGTTTTCAGAAAAGCGCATACAAGCGTCGTGAATGAGACTTTGGAAACCACTATCAACAGTTATTCTTTCATTGCGCCTGCTGAGGCTCAGGGGGAAATAGATGAGGTTGTCTTTTGGGGCGGCGATTCGGCCACGGCTGTATACGGTTCCGGGGTTGAAATCTATCGAGCTGCCTTCGTCAGAACGAAAACCATTTTGGAGAGTTACCAGTTGAACATGAGCTACATAAACGGAAGTGTCTAAAATGGTTTACACAGAAACCAACTGGCGCGAGCTTTCGATGTCCACTGCCCAAAAGCTGACTGCCTTGGATAATTTGGAAAGTATGTATTCGCAAGCAGTGGATTGCATCGACGCAATAACACATAGCAGTAGCTACTATACAGATGCCCAGGCGGCGGCGAGATATTTCACGGCGGCCAATGATGGTACTGGTAGCGGTTTGGTGGCGGCGACCCTGGACGGCCTGACGGCTCAGCAGATCATCGACGCCGGCGCGCCGTCCGGGGCAATAGCGATCTGGTCAGGAGCGGAGGCTGATATAGAAACGCTATGCCCTGGTTGGGTGATCTGCAACGGGCTCAACTCGACTCCTGATCTTCGCTCCAGATTCGTAATCGGGGCCGGTGGAGCCTATGCGAAAGACGCATACGGGGGGGCCGATCATCTATCACTGACAGAAAAAACTATCACGGTGGCGGGGCAAGCTCTGACGGCCACGCACCTGCCATCGCACAGGCACCCGTACACGGATTACTACAGAGGAAGCGGCGGCGTAGGCGGTATAGAGGGCATCGGCGGCGGATCATCTGATCACGCCGGCTATTCGACCACAGCGGCCACATCGGACACGCACACCCATTCGATTACGTTTGCCGGTGATGATATTGATATCCTGCCAAAGTACTGGAGCCTGTGCTTCATCATGAAGAGCTGATTTTATGACTTACACTAAATTCAAAGAAGCGTGGGCGGACACTGATGAGCTTACCGGTGCCGCCTTCAATCACATAGAAGGGCAGTGGGCGGCTGCAAAAATTGATATAGATGCCCACAACCATGATACCAGGTACTACACAAAAACGCTAGCAGATACCACATTCTTCAGTACTTCATACTATACCGGATTCGATGCTGACAAAGTGGACGGCCAGCACCTGAGCGATCTGGTAGCCTCGATTTTGCCGGTCGGGGCAATCATGATCTGGTCGAGGGAAGTTGCCGACCTCCCGGCAGAATGGAAGAAGTGCGACGGAACCACATACGGCGGGGTCACAACCCCGAATCTGCAAGACAGGATCGTCATCGGGGCGGGCTCCACATACGCAATAGGAGCCACAGGCGGCGCGTTTTCAACGGCGATCTCAGGAACGATAACAATAGGAGGCCATGCCGTCATTGCCGCCGAAATGCCAATCCATACTCATTCCTATACGGATCAATCGGATTCCGCCGCATCACTGTACAAATATTATGCTGGATCCGGCAGGGCAGGATCGGAAACCTACCAGAGCCTCAACACCGGATATGCCGGATATACAGATGCAGCGACCGGAAAACACGACCACCCAGGGAGCACGATTACTTTCGATCCGCTGGATTGTACTCCTCCATACCGGGCTTTGTATTATATAATGAAGGTGTCATGAATGGCCTACACCAAAAACGAAGATCCGTGGGCAGCCGAAGATATTATCACCACTGCCAAAATGGACAACTTCGAAACTATCTATACAGAGATTTCCGGCTACCTGGCTGCCCATGATCATGATGCGCTATACCAGACGAAAGCCGAAATGGAGGCCGCCTACTGGTATTCCGGCAATGACGGATCGGGCAGCGGGGCAGATGCTGATCTACTCTACCATTCAGGCGGGAATCTGCACGCGGCGAGCTTCCTCGGGCTCGGGGTCCCGGTGGGCCTCATCATCATGTGGTCGGGCGTCTCAGCGCCATCTGGCTGGCATCTATGCGACGGCTCCGAGGGCTACATAGATCTCCGAGATAGGTTCATCTATGGGGCAGGAACGGTAGCGGTCGGCACGAATGGCAGCGGATCGCACACACCAACAGGAACGGTATCAGTGGCCGGGCACGCTCTGACTACCGGAGAGGTCCGAGGCCACCAGCATACGTATACAGATCGATATGCAGATGCCTACGGGCCGCAATATTTCGAGGCGTTTACTTCGGCCTGTTGGAGCGGGTATCACGCAGAAACGTCGCCTGTTACCGGAAATTCGAATATAGGCAAGACACCGGCTGATGCTCATGGACATAGCAGCGCAGAAGGCACAGCGTTCACTGGCGTTGCTTTTACGGCTCTGCCGCCCTATTATGCGCTTGCCTTTATACAGAAGACTGCCTAAAAAAGTTAATTAATTCCCATCGAGGAAGCGATGGAAGACAATTCAGCATCGGACGGGCCCATCGAATAGTAAGCCTCGGCTGGCATTCCATGTACCCGAGGGACATCGTTCATCGGGCCGGGCGATCCAACGAGCTTGCCGGATCCGAGCATCACCGGGCCGGTTGCTATCGGTTCGATTGGCGCAAATGCAAGCCAATATTGTGATGCCTCGGAGGAGTTCATGGTAGCATTCAGGGCATCATTATATTTTTGCGCCAATGCATTATAGGCGGCTGGATCGGAGCTTCTTGCGTATGATAGTTCCCATCCAATGTTCATGCCATCGATGTATGCCGCTTGCGATTCGGTCAGAGCGGCAGCGGGCAACGCGATCAGCCACGCCGCTAAAAATATTAAGAAAGTTCTCATGGAAGCCTCATTTCTGGTTGGCAAGCTTGCCCGCCTCCACCATTTTATTTAGACAGTCCACCTGCATTCCGGCCAAGCGATATTCATGCTGGGCCTTCCGGCTCGCCTTCTCGGCCACGTGGAGCACGGTGAGGTGCTTCCGGGTGGCCTTGAGGGCCTTCTGATGGATCCTTCCCTCATCGGTTATTCCATCGCTCCTGGCCTCTTCCGTGGCCTTCTGGTAGGCATCCTCTCTCTTTTCGACTGCCTCGATTCTTTTCTCTTCTGCCTCGTAATGGGCGGTTTCCTTTTCCATCAGGATGGAATAGGCGGCTGATATCTGTTCTGCGATCATTTCATTCCCTCATAGCGATTGCCAGTGATCGGAGCGCATCGGCCACTTTTTCGAATGCAGCCGATAGCGTTTCCCTTAGCACTATGGAAAAATCCATAGCAGCGGAAAACGCAACGTCTACCGCTGCCCTTATATCTACGTTTTCGCGAGTTCCGATGTATCCGATTTCCAGCGAACAATTCTCAAATTCTACGACAGTTTTCATGGTTCATACCTTCATGACATAGTTTGTATTTTTATGCAGGTGAGAGGTCATCGCCTCCACCATTGGCGTTCTCCTCATATCAGGCGTTCCGTTCTGCCCGTCGCATACAATCCAGCCTCCCGGGATGCCATCCGGTATAGCCACCGGGCCGTAAAGGGCACCGGGCGGTACGGTCCGCATGATCTCTTCTTCGATTTCTTTTTTCGATGGCAACGATTTGGCCAATTCTTCTATTTCATCTATCTTGCCTTCCAGATAGCGTTTTTTGAGTTTGTTCATTCCACCACCTCGATTCTTTTTCTGATTCGTTCTGCCAATTTGGGGCCGATGCCGTCGCAATCGGTCAGCGAAAACGGCACCGCGTTCATATTTTCATCCGCTTTCATATATGGGGCCAACTTCAGAGAAAACTTTCCCAGGATAGCGGCAGCCTTGGCCGGGCCGATGCCATTCCCCAAAAGTATCGAAAGTGCTGCTATTTCCCGTTCCCCTTCAACCGGGCGCGGGCGGTAGTCCATGAGGCTCGGAGATCCCATGAGTCTGGCAGCGACTCGCGATAGCAGGCGGCTGTATGGCATTGATTGCCATCGCTCCACGGGGCATCCTAGAGCCTCACAGCTCGATTCGAAGTGGATCAGGCGCTTTTCGTAGCCGATGGCTTGGGATATCAGC